CTCAGCGCCGCCGGCACAGGCGCGACGCTGCCCGCTGGAACCTATTCGACGATCGTCGTTGCGCTCAGCTTCGAAGGCTATCGCAACTCGAGCGTCTCCGGCGGCGTCGCGACGTCGAAGACGATCACCGGCAACGACGGCAACACCTATACTCTGAATGGCGGCTCGTCGATGCGCAGCGCTAACGCCACGCAGGCGATCACGCTCGGCCAAACGCTGAGCGCGACCGCGCCGCTCGTCACCGGGGCGGTCGCCTACGCCTGGTACGTCGGCGCCGCGGGGTCGGAGACGCTGCAGGCGATCACCACCATCAACAGCGCCTCGTTCAGCGCTCCGCTCGCCTCCGGCCAGCAGGCCGCGACGGCGATTGCCGCGGACAATTCGCGCAACGCCACCCTCGCCTTCGACGGCCTGCTGACGGTCGGCTTCAATCCGGCCAACAACGCCTATGTCCAGACGCTAGCCTCGGGCGTCGCGGGAACCGGCACGTTCCTGACCTCGTCGGGTCGCGGTTCCGTGGTCGAGATCGACAACATGCTCGTGTCGATGTGGAACGCCTACCGGCTGTCGCCGACGGTGCTCTATGTCAACGCCCAGGAACAACGCAATATCACCAACAAGTGCCTCACCAACGCCTCGGGACCGCTGATTCGCTACAACGTCGCGGCCGACGGCGATAACGGCGGCCCCTACGGCGTCTCGGCTTCGGGGGTCGTGCGCTGGTACTACAATCCCTTCAGCGTCGACGGCGGCTTCGACATCCCTGTCAAGGTCCACCCCGACTTGCCGCCAGGGACGATTCTGGCGCTCTGCGAGCGCTTGCCGGTCTGGTACCAGTCGAACCAGACGCCAAACGTCGCCGAAGTGCTGACGCGGCGCGACTATTACCGGGTCGACTGGCCGCTGCGCACGCGCCGGCGCGAGTTCGGCGTCTATGCCGAACAGACGCTCGCCGTCTACGCGCCGTTTGGGGTCGGCATCCTCGCCAACATTGGCAACGGCTGAGCGCTCGATTGCGGCGTCGTGGCTTCCCCGTGCGCCGCCCTGAGTCCGGCCGCCGTCTTGCGAGCGCTCCATGTCCCCTTACGATCTGACCAATCTTGCGGCGCTGAAAGCGTGGCTCGGCCTGCCTTCCGTCGCCGGACCCAATGACGCGACGCTCGGCGCGCTGATCACCGCGGCAAGCCGCGCCATCTACGCGGCGCTGAGCCGGCCGGGCCTCTTGCCGCAGTCCTATTCGGAGACGATCGATCTCGACAGCCGGCGCGTCTATCTCCGGCAATGGCCGGTGCTTCAAGTCAGTTCGGCGCTCTGGCGCGGCATCGTCATTTCGCCTGATCAGAGCGTCGATCTCGACAGCTCAGTCGGCTACGCCCTGCAGCCGGGCGACGCCGCGCCGCCTGGACGGCCGCAGGCGATCGATCTATTCGGCGAACCTTGCCGAGGCGGGCGAGAGAGCCTCGTCGTCTCCTACAGCGCGGGATATGCGGTGCGGAGCGAGACGCAAACGGTTCCCTCTACCGGGCCGTTCCAGCTCGCGGTTTTCGCGCCCTATGGGCCGTGGGGGTCCGATCTTGGCGTCGTCTATGCCGCGACCGGGTCCGCGCTCGCGCCGGTCGCCGGTTCGCCCGGCGCGGGTCAATACGCAGCCAGCGGCGGCGTCTATTCGTTCTCCGCCGCTGACGCCGGCGAGGCCGTCCTGCTCTCCTACGGCTATGTGCCGCAGGACGTCGCGCAGGCGGCGCTCGAGTTGGCGGCCGAGCGTTTCCGCGCCGCCGATCATGTCGGCCTCAGGTCGAAGTCCGTCGGCGGACAGGAGACCATCGCCTACGACACGAGCGCGATCCCGGCGCCGGTGCTGGCGATGCTGCAACCCTATAGGCGGGTAGCCCTCTGATGTTTGCGATCGATCTCGCCGGACTCGATCAGGCGTGCGCTCGGCTCGACGCCTTGCCGGCGGCGCTCATCGCGGCGCTGAGGGAGAAGGCCGCCGAGCTTGCCGCCGCACTGGCCGACCGCGTCAGAAACGACAAACTCTCCGGCGCCGTCCTCAACGCTCGCTCGGGCGCGTTGCAGGGCTCGATCGCGGCCGATGTCTTGGCGGACGGCGACGGCGTCCTCGCCTCGGTCGGCTCGACCGGCGACGTCAAATATGCGGCGATCCAGGAATATGGGGGCAAGACCGGGGCGCACGAGATTTTGCCAACCAAGGCGCAGGCGCTCGCTTTCATTGCCGGCGGCGCCGAGCGCTTCGCCCGCAAGGTCAAACATCCCGGCTCGCTGATCCCGGAGCGGTCGTATTTGCGCTCCTCGCTCGACGAGATGAGCGAGGAGATCGTCTCGGCGCTCGCCGTGGCCGCTGCTCAAGCTCTGGAGCGCGCATGAGCCGCGAAACCGCGTTTTCCGCGCTCTTCACGCTTGTGTCCGCCGCCTATCCCTGGGGGCTCGCCTCGCGGCGGATGAAGCTCTGGGGGGAAGTGCCGGCCGCCATGCGTCCCGCGTTCTTCCAGCTCGAATCGGGGCCGGAGACCTATCAGTGGGCCTCCCCGGCCGTTCCGAAACGCACGTTCGAGGCGAAGCTCTTCCTCTATTTCGCCTCGCAGGATTTGACCACGCCCGGATCGACCGCCATCAACAACGCGCTCGACGCCATCGACGCCGCGCTGACGCCCGCTGGCGCCGACGCGGCCCTCGGCCGCCAGACCCTCGGCGGCACGTTGCATGACTGCAAGATCGCAGGCGTTCCGGTGCGCGACACGGGCGACCTCGACGGCGACGGCCTGGCAGTGGTCAGCGTGCGGCTTATCGCTCCGTGACCTGGCTTGTCTTCGACGAACCGATAAGCGCAGTCCGCAGCTCGCTGACCTCATCCATCCCCAACTGGAGACCCCCATGTTCGTATTCGGCTCGGGCGTGCTGATCGGCACACCCGCCGGCGGTTCGCCGATCAATTTCGGCCTCGCCCAGGAAGTGACGCTCAATATCGCCACCACCACCAAGGCGCTCTACGGGCAGTACAACTTCCCCGTCGCCATCGGCTCCGGCACCAAGAAGATGACCGGCAAGGCCAAGATGGCGCGCATCTCCGGCCAGGCCTTGGGTTCTCTGTTTTTTGGGCTAACGCCGAGCGTGGGCGTGACGCAGACCCAGTTCGGCGAGACGACGACCGTTCCGGCGTCCTCGCCCTACACCTACTCGACGGTCAATCTCGCGACCTTCGTCGCCGACCAGGGCGTCGTCTATGCGAGTACGTCGCTGCCCCTGAAGGCCGTCGCCTCGAGCCCGACACAGGCGCAATATGCGGTGTCTGGCGGCGTCTACACGTTCTCGTCCGCCGACGCTGGCGCCGCCGTACTGATCTCCTACACCTATACGGTCGCAACCAGCGGCGAGAGCATCGCGGTAAGTTCGCAGCTCATCGGACCTTCGGTCACTTTTTCGGCGAACCTCTTCGCCGCCGATCCGGGCACTGGCAAGCAGTTCTCGGTGATGCTCTACAATTGCGTCGCCGAGAAACTGTCGTTCGGCACCAAGATCGAGGATTTCCTGATCCCCGAGCTCGACTTCCAGTGCTTCGCCAACGCCGCGGGCCAGGTCTGCCAATTCAACTTCGGAGACGCGGCGTGAGCGAGGAGACCTTTGTCGTCGCGCTCGGCGGCAAGCGCTGGGCGATCCCGCATCTGCCGTTCCGCGCCATCAAGGCGATCCAGCCGGCGCTGTTCGACACCTATCTCGCCGCGGGCGGCGCGGCGATGTCGAGCGAGAGCGTGGCGCGGCTCGGCGAGGCCGAGCTCGACCGGCTGGCCGAGGCGACCTGGCGCGCAATCGCGCATGTCGATCCGGCGCTCTCGCACGCCGAATTTCTCGAGTTGCCGTTCGCGGTCGGCGACTTGATCCAAGCGTTCCCGGCGGTCGCCAAAGCGGCCGGGCTTCGACCGGCAACGAGCGCGACGCCGGAGGCGTCGCACGAGCCGGGAAAGTCGATTTCGACGCCCTGATCGCGGCGGTCGTCGCCAACACCGGCTGGAGCTGGGATCAGGCGCTCGATCAGCTGACCCTGCCGCGCTTCTTGGCGTTGCAAGCCGAATGGCGACGCAATCCGCCGGTTCATTGGCTCATTGCGGCCTCGCTCAAGTATCGCCCGCCCGGCGCTGCCGCGCCGACACGCCAACCGACCGTCGCCGAACTCAAGGCGGCGTTTCCCGACGGCGCGCTCTCATGAGGGACTCGCCATGACCGACGCCAACGTCTCCGCCAGCTTCAGCGCCTCGACGGCCGACTTCGCCGCCGGCGTCGGCGAGGCCAAGGAGGCCTTGCAGAGCGTCTCTGCGCCCGTTGCCGAACTCAACGGGCAGCTCGCCGCGCTTGCCACGGCGTCCGCCGACGCCTTCAGCCCACAGCGCTTACAGCCCTACCGCGACGGGCTGGCCGCAATTCGGTCGCTTGAACAATCCTTCGCCGGTGATCGGGCCCTGGCCGCAGCCGCCGAGCGCTCGGGAGACGAGGAAGCCGTTAAGGATGCGGTCAAGGCCGCTGAGCTCGCCACGAGCGAAGAGCTGCGCCTCCTCGCCGACGGGACGAAGCAGAAACTCGCACTTTACCGCGAAGAAGCGCGCTTCTACGAGATCAACCAGAGCCAGAAGCTCGCGCTATCGCGCCGAGCGCTCGATGACGAGTACGCGCTCGAACTGACGGCCTTACGGCGGCAGGAAACACTCGGCGAGCAATCGCTGACGGCAAGGCAACATCTCGACGACTAAGTCGTCGAGA